GGCAGGGAAAACATCGTTGGCTCCTGTGCCGAGGGCGGCGTTTCGCTCACGCTTAAAGCGCAAGAAACAAACTGGTCGCTCGCGTTGGTTTGGCCCGTCAAAATGACGTAGTTCAATTCGTTCGACGGAATCGGAAACTGCCGCAGCGCGTTTTCTTCAAACAAGTTTGTCGGCATGAGGTTGTTGAGCGTGCCGGGGCGCACGGTGACAACGTATTGGTTTTCGGATTCTGGGGCGGTGCTGCTGGAGATTTGGAAGGGGTGGACGGTTGTGCCGCCGCCTCCACCACCGCCGCGAGGAGAGACAATAATTTCAGTGCCGCCCGGTAGTTTGCGAAACGTCCCGTTGACCACGCGGGTAATTCGCAGGCTTTCCAGTTCGCGCAGGATTTGGTTAAGGGTTGTGGCGCTTAACTGACGATCAAGCGGCTGACGCGGCTGAAACTCTCGGATGCCGTTACGCATGGCGCGTTATTTGTAAATGTCGAAGTCGGCGTTCCAACCACGAGGGCCGCTGGCAAGCCATTCGCGTGTTACGCGCCAAAAGCTGCCGCCGCTTTCTGGTTGGTAAAGTTTTTGAGCACGGATGCCAATCATTAGCCAGTTTGATCCGCCGCGAATCGTTGGGGCGTCGGGCGGCGGTCGGTCAACAGTGCAAAGCTCGCTTAAATTTGGCTTTACCGTTTCATCGAATGTCTCGGAGTAAGTAATGCCGCTGGGCGTGAAGTAATGCGTCACCCCTTTAAGCATAAGGTTGTAAAGGCCTTGAGCGGCTGTTAGTTCAGCGCCCGTGCCTGTAAATTGTGGAGCCTGCCCGCTGCTCAAAGACGCCTTTATAGCGGCCAAGTCGGTATCGCTCACGGTGCCGCCGCCTTGCTGCCCGTTAAATGCTGGATGCGTCTCGATGGGTTCCTGCGCGGCTTGACCGTTGATCTGGATCTGCGCGTCACCGGGGGCGCTGCCTGCGCTTTCGTAGGTAAAAACATAGTCGCGCCCGCCATCGGGGCGAATTGTGTATTCGTTGCTGACAAGGCGCATCCCGCCCGGAGGACTGGGGGGCGAGGCAGACGAATCATTGTCAACGCTAACAGGAATCTGAACAATCTTTCGCCCTTCGGGTGTGATTGTGCTGCGGTATCCTGCTGTGAGAAATTGAGCCATATATTAGTTGGGCATGAGCGCCATTTGTGGCGTCAGTTTTTGTTCGATGCGGGCGAGGAATCCGTTAGATTTTTGCTGCTCGCGTAGCTGCTGCGCGGCGGGGTTGGCCGCGTCGGAGAATCGGGCGAAGGCTGCACCGCCGCCGACCTTTTGCAGCGATTGGGCGATGATGCCCGTGTTGCTCCCGCGCTGCATCCCGCCTTCGCCGTCCATGCCGGGGATCATGGTTTTGCTGGCTTCAAAGCGGGCGCGGGCGGCTTCTTGGTTTGCGCGCATTTGCTCGCTGATCGAGTTCGTTATCTCGTCGCGCTGTTGAGCAAACGCGCCAGTATCAATCTGGCTTGCGCCAGCCATTGCCTTGCTGGCGGCTTCTGCCGCATTGTTGAAACTTTGAGCGGCCTGCGCCCGTATTTGCTCAAGAGGCCCGGCTAATTGTTCTTGCGCGGCGTTTTGCCTGCGTAGCTGTTCCTCTCCCATCGAGTCCATTGCGCCAATGACTGAAGACATTGGGCCTTCCAGCATTGATTTAAGTCGCGGAACTTCTGACAGAACTCCCATCACATCCGCGACTGTTCCCATTATTGCGCGCCCGAATGCCAATGCAGCGGCAATTAATGCGTTGCCCATCCCCTGCCAAAATGCGGGCTGCTTTACTATTTCAAGAACCTTCAAAAAATCGGAAGGAGCATCGACCATGCGCTGCACTAAAAACGCCATCGCGCCGACAATGCCTTTATACATGGTGTTGGCAAACTCGGCCCCGGACAGCTTGAGTTGCGCTGTGAGAAGGTTGCCGATTTGGCCGCTCGTAATGGCTGTCAGCGCAAAGGCAATTCCCTCGCCCAAAGATTGACCGATTCCCGCGAAGTCCAACCCATCCGCCGCTTCCAAAAGCGGCAAAATGGCAGGCACCACTTGATCGGCCACGCCGACAAAGAAACCCTCCAGCTTGGAGCCGATGGTGTTGAGGATGTCGGAAGCGCGGTCAAAGAGGTTGGCGTTGCGAGTGAGCAAGTCGGCTTGCGAACCGATGGCGCGGGCGGCGTCACCGAGCGCGCCTGAGTCTTTAAACAAGGCCAGCATTTCGCCGCCAGAGCGTCCAAAGATTTGCATAGCGGCGGCGGCTTGGGCGGCGGGGTTGGAAATTCCGTTAATTGCTTGGCCGATGGCTTCAAATTGTTTGTCGGGCGACAGCCCGGATAGTTGCTCAACGGACAGGCCAAGGTTTGCCAGCGCATCCTGCGCGGTCTTGCTGCCCTGCCCCGCCTCGATGATGGCGCGCTGCATCTTGTTAATCGCGGGGCCAACTTTGTCCGCGCTCAACCCCGCCCGCTCAAAGGCCATTTGCAGGACGCGAAGCTCTCCAGCGGCTACGCCTGTGCGGGCGGATAGCTCGGAAAGCGCCCCGCCAATATCCACGGCTTTTTTGATGCCAACGGCCAATCCTGCGGCTGCGGCTGCGGCTGCGGCGAATCCTGCGGCCATGACAGGAACGCCAATGGCCCCCAGCTTGCCGAGTGCGGCCTGCGCCCTTGTGAGTCCTGCGGTAAACCCGGAGGAATCAAGCGCGAGTTTGGCTGTTACGGTTGCGGCCATGATTAGCGGACGCCAAAGCCCGAAGCCTTGGCGTTTTGTTTGAGAAAGTAGTCTACGCGGCGATTGATAGCCCCAGCGCGTTTAGCCAGAACAGCGTTTAGACGGCGCTCAATGCTGCCCCGTGCGCGGGCATAGACCCCGGCATTGGCAAGCTCTAAGACGCCACGGCTGCCTTGCTGCTTGTAGTTGATGTAGCCAGCGCGGTCGTGGCGCGTGATCCATGCGGGCAGCTTGGCCCCAAGTTTTACGGCGGCGGCTTTCCAGCCTGCGGCCTGCTTGCCGACCATCTTGACTGCCTTCTTGATGTAAGCGGTTTTCTTGGCCTCGGTCGTGACGCCCCGGTTGTAGGACTTGGAGCGGCCAATGTTTCGGTCGCCCGTTTGCCCTGCGCTGGTCACTCGTCCGTTGCGAGTCCTCTGGCTGCGGTGCCATTGAGCAAGGTTGCTCACGGCAACGTCATTGTCGGACACATAGACAGTTCCATCTTTGCGGCGAAGCTCGCGGCGATTGATGGAGCCGCCGAAGATTTCGACAAATTGCTCGTAAAGCCCCGGAGCAAGGCCGATGAGGATTTTGTTGATGTCGTTTGTGACGGCAATTTCGCCGCCTTTTTTATTCCACTTCGCGCCCTTGTTTGGTGGCGTGATCTTTGCGGCCTCGACCACAATGATCTTACCCTGCTCGTTAAGCAGTTCTTTGGTCGTGCGCTTGCTGGTGGCAATAAGTCGCTGTGCCGCCTTGTTGAACTCGGCAGAATCAATCGTAACACTTTTGGCGCGGCGTCCCATTACTCTGCTGAAAACCTCTCTGTCAAAGCCGCCATGCGCTCAAAGGCATCCACCGTCTCGCCTGTCGGCGGGCCGGGCGGCACTGTCCACACATCATTAGCGCGCAAGGCGCAGTGCTGATATTGCAGAAGTCGGGCGAGCGGCAGCTCCCAAATGATGTAGTGTTCAGGCCAGCCTGTCTCTCGCGCCAGCGTGAAAGCGAAGGTCGCAATCCACGCTGGCTCTGTCAGTTTCCCGGTGGCGAGGCTTGGGATGCGCCCGGTGCGGCGGGCTTTTCGACAATCTCCACGGAGGCAGCGCCCGTCATGTCGCCCACGCGCTGAATCTCATCCATGACCTGCGGCACGATGGAGAGCGGGATCTGCAACTGGTAGCGAAGCAGTTCGTCCTCAAGGTGCTGCTTGTCGCGGACGGCGCGCAGCACTTTCTCGACGGGTTCGCAATGAATGAAAAGGAAGCCCGCCACTTGGCGTAGCTGCTCGACTTGATCCATCGGCTCGTCGAACTTCTCGCCCGTGAACTGCGACAGGCCGAGCTTCTTGCAAAGGGTGACGCTGCCAAGGGTGAAGGGACGCAGCTTGAAGTCGCCAATCTGCTTGAGCGAGGGTTCTAAAAACGCTTCTTCGGTTAGAGTAGTTTGAGCCATTTTGCTTTCTCCTCAGGAGTCAAATCGGGGCGGATCTTCAGCGTGCGTTGGCCCTTGCGAAGCAGGATCATAGGGCGGTGCTTGCGGAAGTGATCGCGGAACTTGGAAAGGTTCTCGTGCGCGTGGCGCAGGTAGGCAATCGGATGTTCCGGGTTGGCCTTGCACCACTCCAAGTCACGAAACTTGATAAAGAACGCTTCAAGCGGCAGGCGCTCGCCCGCAATCTCGGCAACGTGCGCGTCATCAAAGACCCACACGGTTTCACGGATCGTCGTGCCGTCTGCTTGGGTTTCGATGTAGTCCTCGAAATTCTTGATCTGCTTGCCGTCGATAAGCGGATAGCCCGCCGTCATCGCGGCCACGGCTGACGCGCCTTCCAGCGAAGCGAGGGGCTGATCGTCCCTCGATTTAACCACTCGCACCTGCATGAGCTATTTAGCTCAACGTGGCACCCGGCCAGTTTCGCATCGTGAAGCTCCAGTCGGGGAAGTCCTCGTTGCGCTCGGTGATCGAAATGTTGGTGACAACGGAAGCCCCGCCGCTAACGCCTGTAATGGAGGCCGTTCCGCCCACGTCAACGGCACTGGGGAAATCGCCGCGTCCGCTGACTTGAACTTCAAAGGTCGGGTCAAAGGCTTTGCCTTGTCCGTAAGTGCCGTCTTTCTCGGCAATGTGAAGCTCTTCGACAGTCTTGGTGATCTGCACGGATTGCGTCAGGTTTTCGCTGTAAGCGGTGACGCCGATGTCTGCGACGGTGGAGGCCATAGGTTAGATGTCGTCTTTGCGGACGGCGGTAATTTCGTAGGATGGGAAATCGTCAGCGGTCTGCGTGTTGGAAACGGAAATAATTCTGGCAGAGCCCTCGGAAATAGCTCCAGCAGCGACACCAGAAAGGTCGCCCACGCCGCGTCCGCGACGAGTGAAGTTGGTGGTGGAATAGCCGAGTTTGGCAACGTGCTTGGTCACGCCCGTTTTGTCGCGGATCGTGGCGACTTCAACCGTGCTGTCGGTCGTGAACTCCTCGGTCGTGGAGTTTCCGGGTTCGGCAATGTCAGTGCTGGTGATTCCGATGGAAGGCATGGCGTTTTATTTGGCAGGCTTTTTGGCGAGGCGCGCTTCGACGGCTGCGCCACGCGGGCCAGTAACGGCGGCGGCTTTGGGCTGCTCTTTGGCGGCTTCGCTCATACGCTGCGCGCAGGTGTCAAACGGTCACGCCAAGGGCGACTTGCAAAGTGTTGACCCATGCGCGGTCTTGAAAATCTGGCCCCGGCACGCTGGTGATGTAGCTGCCTGCAAAATCCACGCCTGACGCGGCGGCATCAAAGGCCGTGCGGAAGGAGCTTTGCGCCTCGATGGCGGTAACGAGTGTGGCAAAAAGCCCGCTGTGGTCGGAGAGGCTGACAGCCATTGAGGGCGAGCGCAGGCTGACGGTGAGATTGACCAAGAACGCGCCCGGCCCCCGGTGCTCGGCATCGCTGACTTCGACCACCACGGCCTGCTTCTCAAAGTCCAAGTTGGCGGCAGTAACCGATTCGTGAACCTGTGTGCCTGCGGGAAGGTTGTTTAATGCGCGCAGGTAGGCCGCTACGCCCTTTTCTACTTCAAGCGGGTTCACGGGTTGCCAACCTCCACGATCCATTCCTGCGCGAGCGGGGAGTAGTTAAAGCGAACGGAGAGGACGCGATAGGTTTTGCCTTGGATCTTGACCTCGCTTTTGAGGGCGGGCGCTTCGGGCATATCGGTCTTGGTCACACGCACCACAAAATCAACGGGGCTTTGGAATCCGCCCGACTCAAGGTTCAGTTCGGGCGTGCCTGTCGAGACGGCACAGGTGAAATTGCGGGGCGCTCCGTTCCACGCTTCGCCAAAGGTTACGGTCGTGCCGAAGGCGGATTTCATCTGCGCGGCAGCTTGGCGGGCAAAGGCGGCTACGGAGGCGGCGTCCATGACCAATCGCAGACTGTCAAAACAGAATGGCCCCGGCTGAATTAACAACCGGGGCCACGCAGTTATGGGAACAACACGAACAGAACAGACTTAGGCGATGATGGTCGAGACGAAGTCGCTCTTCCAAACCTTGACGCCGTAGAAGGCGGTCACATCGAACATCGCCATTCCGTAGCCCTTGTATTGGGCGACTTCGAAGGTCAGTCCGGTGCGGTCATCGCTCAAGGTGATGCGGTCAACTGCTGCATCGCCGCCGTAAGGCTGCGCGGGGGCGCGCATGGCGAGTTCAGCCGCCTGCCTGTGGAACGCCACAAGCGGGGTGTAGTTGGACTCCAGCGTAAGAGCGCGGGTGCTTGCTCCGGTCGCCTTGCGAAGACCCGGGGCGTTGAGAACAACCGTGCCGCCGCCAGAAACATCGGCGTCGCCAGTCTTGACGATGTAGATGTTGTTTGAGTCGTTGGCAATGTTGAGGGCGTCACCTTCGACAATCGTGCCAGTGCCAGCCGAGCTAAGAGTCAGCGAAGTAGCGCCGACAGCGAAGTTTGCATTGGTGATCGTCGGGGAACCAGCGAGGGTGCCCTTGGTGTGAAGCGGAACGCCAGCGGACTCCTTGAGCGAGAAGCCCAAGAGGTTGAGCAATTCGCCTTGGCGAAGCAGATCGCTGCTGCCGCTTTCGTTGACCTTGTAAAGCTCGGACAACTGGCGAAGCGCAGCGCCGTTCGCGGAGTCAAGGATGACCGAAAGCTGTCCGTCGTTAAGCGGGCAACCGTTGTCGGCCAAGACCTGACGAGCGCGGGCGAGGATGCTGAACTTGTTGGTCGAATCAAAGGTCGAGCCGCTGGAGACTTTGACGCCCCGCGAGCTTGCCTTGTAGATCGTCGAAACAACTTCGCTCTCAATCGCATTGACCACGCGGCGGATCGCCTGCGTGAACATATCGGACAGAACGACTTCCATGCCGAAGCTGTTGTCCAGCTTGCGGGCGGTTTCCCCGGTCAGGGGGATGCGGACGTTGGCGATTTTGTTAAGGGTAAAATCGTCAGCGGCAACGGTCTGGTCGTCGCCGTCCGGGATGGTCATCGCGGGCGTGTAGCTGGTGTTCAGCGTGGGCGCGGCGGTGGCAAAAGATTGAATTTTGTCGCCATAAGCAGCGGTCGTGGAACCGTCGCGGTTGATGGTGACAGAGGTGACGGCTCCGGTAAGCTCGCGAGCCACAATATCCCGCGCTTTGTAAATGCTCGGCGCGAGTGACGTTAGGGTCAGTGTATTAGGCATGATTGTGTTTTTGTTTGTTGGCTCTTAGTCCTCAAGACGCCCGCCCTTTTGGAAGAACGCGGCTCGGTCGGAGTGGGAGAGTTTTTCAAAATTTTCACGGGACAGCGCGGCAGTCCCTTCGTCGGATGCGCCAAGCGCCGGGACAACAGACGCCGAGGCAACGCCGTTGGCTTTTTCTAAAGCAAGCAAGGCTTCGCTAACCTTGCTCAGTTCCGTTTCGGCTTTTTCGGCGCGAGCTACGGCAACCGCGCGCTCTTCAGCCAGCGCGGCGATCTTGGCGACAAAAGCATCGGCACTGATTGCGGCTTGCGGCTGTTCAAGAACGGGCTGTTCAACAGCGGCGGGGGAAACTTCCTCCGCTTCGTTTTTCTCAACAACAGGCGCGTCGGTTACAGACTCGGCAGCCTCAGTCACCACGGGAGTTTCTTCAACTACGGGTTCAGCGGCAGGCGCGGAAATCTCGGCATCGGAGATAGCGTTGTTTTGCATCTTGGCCTTTGCAAAGTTGTCAAATCGTGCGCGCAAATCTTTGGCGCTGGCGGCGGCTGGGATGCCGTCTTCAATGGCATCGACAAAGCCAAGGGCCACGGCTTCGACTGCATCCAGCCAAGTTTCTTCGTCCATCAGCTTGGCAATTTCTTTTTCCTCCATGCCGCTTTTCTTTTGGTAAGCGCGCACAAGGTTCGACTTCATTGTGTCGAGCAAGTCGGCCTGCTTGCGCAGGTCTTTAGCTTCGCCAGCAGCGAGCGTCCAAGGGTTATGGATCATCAGCAGGGCGTTGTCGGCCATATAGACCGGGTTGCCTGACATGGCGATGACGCTCGCCATGCTTGCCGCCAAAGCGTCAATGTGAACAGTCAGCCCGCCTTCGTGACGGGCAAGAGCGTTGTAGATTGCGCTGCCTTCGACAATTTCGCCTCCGGGCGAGTTAATACGGAGGTGGATGTGTTGACCTTTGTATTTTTTGAGGTCGGCAATAAACTCTTTTGCGCCGATGCCAAAAGCACCGATCTCGTCGTAGAGAGAAAGCTCAACCTCGTTGCCTTGGTTGACGGTTGCTTTAAATGCATACCATTTTTGGGCCATGCTTGGCCCTTAGTGTCAAAGCGCGTTGGAGTCGGGTGGAGTCGAACCACCGTCCGCTTCGTCCTCGTCATCGTCATTCGATGTATCGCCCGAAGCGTCGATGCCAGATTGCGACCCCGAAGGAATAGGCGCGGGCGATCCCGGCGCGGGAGGAAATACGTCCGTGACGGTTAATCCTGCCGCCTCGCACTTTTCTTTGCGGCGAAGATAGGAGGCAATCGCCGCATCTTCTTCCTGCTCTTCGTCCATGCCGTGCATTTCGGAAAAACGGCGACCGCTCATTGCGCCCGTGCGGACGATTTCCAGCATGGCCTTGGTGTCGCGGCCATAGTCAACGGTGATGCGGGCGGGCGTGATAAACTCAACCTTCCACCAATCATCAACCATCGGCAGGCGTCCTGCGCGGATCTCTGACCAAACCCAGTATTTGTAGAAGCGGCGGCAGAATGAGTTGATGAGCCAATCCTGCAACTCGGAGAAAAAGACCTGTGCATCGGCTAAAACAAAACGAGTGTTTGCGCCGCCGATTTTGGAAACGTCCCAAAGCAGTTCGGGCGATACTCCAATGCCCCATGAAATGTCGCGGGCGAGGAAGTCCAAGAACTGCTGAAAGTTGTTGCCGGGATGCTCGTTCTTGAATTGCTGCAATTCCGCTCCGGGCGGAAGCTGAATTACCCCGCTCCCGGCGTAGAGCTTGTCCAGCGTTACCTTATTGCCGTCTCCAGCGTCTTGCCGCTTGAGGGCCGCGCCCATGCCGATCTGCATCGCATCCGGGCTTTTAATGATATAGGCGGGTTGCGAAGCCAGCTTGAAGGTCGTTTTGGTAAAGCGCACGATATCGGCCATGTCGTGCAAATGCAGGGCCGCACGGGCCAGCCATGACGGGGCGCGGGTATAGCCGACTCGCTGCGGGCGGTAGAAGTGACAAATATCGTCGCTGCTGACATCTTGAAATTGCGTGCCGAGATAGTTGGTCAAGACCCGGTATTGCGTTGGCTTGCCCATCGCATCAACGCGCACACCGTCCCGCCATTCGTCTTGCTGTAATCCGGTAACGGCGTTGGCAACTTTTTCCGCCCCGAAAAAGCGCATCATGGCGCGACCGTCTTTGCTTTGCACCAACTGCCCAAAGAAATCGCCATCCACGGCGGCGTGACGAATGATTGCGGCCTGCGCGGTGTAAAAGTTGAATTGCCCCGCCGCATCAAAGCCAAAAGCCTCGCGGCCTACGGCATCTTCAAAGCGTTGCTCCGTTTCCTTGTTCCACGCGGAACTTGAAGATCGGGCCTGCGGAATAATGCCCGTGCCGCAAGCATAGCGGGCGATCCCGTCCACGGCGCGAGCGGCCAGCCCCACGTTGTTGTAAAGCCAGCGCGCTTTCTTGAGAATGTCCGTGCGCGTCCGGGCGGTAAACTCTTCGACCGGGTTGAGCGTGGGCAAGTAAATGTAAGTGCGCTCGTTGCCGACTACTTCTGCCGCCTCATAAGCCGCGTTCTTTGCCCCGCTTGTGCGCGGTCTTCCTGCCCCGGTGCGCTTGCCGCCCCAACTTGATTTTTTGATTTCTGCCGCCACGCAGGCGGCGGAAATGTCAAACAGTTATTCGTTGCAGGGGGCGGATTTGAACCGCCGCATGGTAGGGTATGAGCCTACTGACTTAACCGCTTGTCGACCCTGCAATTAAACGCTCGCCAGATTGGAGGAATAGTCTGCATAGACCATGCCCGCGCTGCGGACTTTCGCGGGCTCGGCAGAGGGAGCGAGGTCTTCGATCAAGTCCTCGACCAGATTCAGAATGTCGGCCTTGCTATATTTGCGCGCCTGCCCCGATGTGCTGCCACCCTCAAAGCCCGTCGAGGTAATAGTGACCTCCGAATCAGCGATGGAATACAGCTCGTCAGCAAGAGTCTGAAGCTGAGCCAGAGACTTGGTGCGTTTTAGATATTTTCTGATTCCTGCCAATTCGGAGGTCATGCCCATTCTTTCAATGTCAATGCGCGCCCGCTACCAACCAAGCCACACGCGAAAGGTTCGCGCCACCACTTCCAGCGACCAGACAAAGCCAATTGCCGCGAAGCAAAACAGCAAGACGGGCATTGCGCGATCCGCGCTCACAGGCCGAACTCCGTTTTCAACTGCACGGCCAAACGCGCGAGACGGTCGAACTCATAAAGGAAGTCTTTTGCCGCATCGCGGCTCCACTCGGACGGGAGGCGATAGACCGTGCGAAAAGACAGCGAGAATGGCGGCTTGTCCTTGTCGCCCTCGCCGTCTTCTTGCTTTGGTTCGCCCTCTGGCAGCACGCCTGCCGTTTTGTATGCGTCCTGCAAGCCCTTCGGATTGGATTGCAAAAGTTGATTTAAATCTACTTTTGCGAGCTTCATCCATTTCAGCATCGTGTGGTATCCGCGATCCCCGGAGTTTTCCTCCAGCCAATCCTTGAATGTTCCATGCGGAACAATTTCCTTCGCGTGGTTGCAGATTGCCCCGGCGTTCCACGCATGGCGGATTGCGATTTCCGCGCAGCCCTGCGCCATCGCCGCGCACTTGTCGGCCTCCTCCGCGCAGCGTTTTAGCTCTGCGGCACAAGTGTCTGCATCAATGCAGATCGCAAGGTCGAGAGACGGCTGTATGAGTTGTAGTTCGTTTTGCATTTGTTCTGTGTTTCTTTTCTTTGGTTGTGGACTTGTGTTGCCCGTTGTCTATAGACCTCGACCGCGCGGTCTGACTTCATTCCGCGCGACTGCCGCAGGTCAAATTTGCGTTTGTATTGCCGCACCGTGGCGCTGACGTTTGCTCTCGTGTAGCCGAACTTCTCGGCAATCTGCGTCTCGGTCATGCGCGTGCGGCCAAGGGCAAACAGGAGCGCGTAGCCATGCATGGCAATTTGCCGCGCCGAGGCCCGCACATATCCCCCCTCGCCCATAAGCGTCCCGGTCACGGTCTGCAAAATGATGAGCGCGGCATCCTCGCCCCGCGCGCAGGAACCCGGATCGTTTTCCTGCTCCATCCATTCGGCGGCTCCGATTTCCACGCCGCTGCGAATGACCCCTTGCAGGTAAATCAAGATGGTGTCGATGCCCGCGCCTTTGGCAATTAGCGCGGCCATGTCACCGCGCATCTGCTCGCGGAATTGTCCAATCCCGTCGAGGCAGTAATCCGACAGCGCATCCTTCGGCAACTCTGGCCCAACGCGGTAATCGTCGAGCGGGTTGGCGTGATGCGCGAGTTGATCGTCTATGCGTTTAGCGTCTGGTGAATCGTGGCCCATTACGGCCACGCGGGCGAGGCGTGAATCTCATCGGTGCGGAGATTAACACAAATGAAAAATCGGTCAAATGGGGCAAAAGAAAACCCCGCCTTTCGGCGGGGCTTCTTTGAGCGGCGTGGCGTTAGAAGTTCATGCGGCACTCGATGCCCGCCTCGTTGAACTTGCGCTCAAGTGCGCTGGCAGAGCGCATGAGCGCGTTTAGTTTCTGATGCGTCCAATGCCCTTCCGCCACGGCGTCTTCGCAGTCGTTGAAGAACGTGCTGCCGTCGAGGCAGTCCGCGAGGATGAACTTGTCGAGGTCGGTCAGCTTGTCGCTGTCGATCTGCCGTGTTCTGCTGATGTCGCAGTTGAGGCGGTGGCCTGCCTCGTCTGCCGCATCGTATGCCGCCTTGTGTTGCGCGGTGGTCATCTTCTCCCCGCGCCCCTCGGCCTCCGAATACATCGTGTCGGCGTAGCACTCCGCGATGCAGTCGTGAATGTCGAGGCGATGCTCAAGGATGCCCCACTCGTTGTCGGTTAGCTTGATGGTCATTTTGCGTCCTCCGGTTATTTAACGATTAAGCGAACGCGGCCATACTCGTCGATGACCGTTCCGGTTTGCCGCTCGTAGGCCGCGATGAGTCGCTGCGCCGAGCGCGCGTAGCGCATGACGCTATCATCCCACCCGCCAGCACCGCACATCGTCTCGCTGGCGTAATGAGCCGCATCGGAAAGCAACTCGCCCATGTGTTGATCGTCGGCGCGCATCCAATAGAAGCGGCTGTTTTCTTTGATGATTGTGGGCGTGTCGCAATCGCGCTCGATGTGATCGTCGATGAACAAGCGCGGGAGGCGAATGACTTGCGCGGCGGTGGTGTTCCCCGCGCCCGTTGGTGTGTTCTGTGTTCTCATTACGCGTTTAATTTAAGGCAACCGCTTGTGTTTGTAAAGGGAAAAATTCATCTTTTTTTCATCTTTTTTTTAGCCCCTTTTAACCCCTTAAAAACAGGGTATTTACCTTGTCGCCCCCTTGCGCTGAAGCGCCTTGAGGCGGCGAACCTCTCCGCTTTTCTTCCCCGCTTCGCTGTAATGCTTTTTGCTGCGGGCCTTGGCCTTGCCTGTGCCTGCCGCCCCGCCCTTTTTGCCGAGGGCGGCGGCGGCTTTGCTGATGTCGGTTTTCATAGGAAAAATGCCGGGGCGAGCGATCCCCGCCCCGGCGCGTTTTGTTTTAGTTGTTAAGATAGACAGCCGCAAGGTTCCAAAGGTCGCGGTTGATTTCAACATCCTTGGCCGCGCTGGTAATGCGGCGCACACGGTAGCCGCCCCGAATGATGTTTTCCTGCACGCGGTTGAAGACTTGCCACAGGTTATTCGTTCCGTCCTCGTAGCGGCGTTTGCGGCCCAAGGCCCATGTCACCTCGTTAATCTTCCGCTCGTCATCCCAACGCAGCGCGGCAGCGTCACGAACAAACTTGCCGACTTCTGGCTCGCTCAACGTGCGCTCTTTCATCCCGGCAATGCGGGCCTGCAACTGCGGCACCATCTTGGTCAGTCCGATAGCCGCCTCGTTCACGCGATCCGTGGTAATGTCCCGGTGAATGAAGCGGGTGCTGAACGCCATTTCGCCGCTGATGATTCCGTTCATGCAAACGAATCGGATAACTCCCAAGGCGAGCTTGAGGCTGCTCCGGGCATCGTGCGAATTGATTAGCACGATTTCGGGCTGATGGTCATTGCCGATGCTCGGCATGAGGGAATCATGCTTGAGGCGGATGATGTGTTTCTGGAATCCCTGCCGCTCGGACTTGTTCACGCGGGCGATCTGAATGTCGCGCGGCGTGAATCCTTCGGCTTGGAGGTTATCCAGCAACGTGCGGGTTGAGACAAACCCGTAGCGATCGCTGACTGTCGATGCGCCGTGTTCGGCGGTGAGAGGATCGCGGTTAAGTGATCCGGTGGTTTCGAGTGTGCTTATCATTGTTCTGTGTTCTTTCTTTTTATTTGAGCGGTTGCCGCCGCTGATCGTGGTTCGCCGTCTGGCGTCCCATGCCGCCCCCGGCGTGCGGGAGCGGGAGGGAGGTCAGGCTGCGCGGGTGAAGTGAATCGGGTCGCTGTATTGCGATCCAGCCAGACGCACCGTGAACGTCTCGCCTTCGATGACTACTTGCTGGCCGTTGTGCAGGATGACGGAGGCGTCGATCTCGGCAAGAACCTTGGCGTGCGCCTCGGCTTTGCCCGGATAGTCAGCGGATAGCACCGCGCAATCTTGATTCGTCCAAGCCGTAACGTGACCGCGCTCGACCGCAAGCCGATGAGCTTTTTCGGGATCGACTTGTTGTTTGTATTTCTCGCCATGCTCGGTTTCGTAGCCGCGCACGGTTCCGACCGTGATGCGCTGCGTGTATTTGCCGAAGCCTTCGCCGCGAACGGTCTGGCCGTGGTTTAGTTTGATGATGTGTGTGTTGGTCATGGTTCTGTGTGTGTTGCTGATTAAAATTTGCTGCAGAAACGAACGAAGTCGGCTTCGGGCATTTTGGATTCAAGCACCTTGAGCGCGGCGTCCAAAACGATTGCGGCTTCGTCGCGCACATCGAGGAAGGAGCGGTTCACGATCTCGACGATTTGGTCGATGTTCATTTCAGAGATTCGGTTGGTTAGTTCGTTTGTCATGTTGGCAATTTAAGACAAACGCTTGCCTTTGTCAATGGATTTTTTTTGGCTTTTTTCGGGGGTCTGTCCGGGCTTGATCCCCAAGCAGTAATCCCCGAAGGGCGTGTGCTGCGTGGTTACTTCGACGAGCGATTCGTCGGTGAGTCCTGCGGTTGCCTTCTCCATCCAATCAACCCAAATGACTTGACGGGCTTTGACGGCGGCGAGGGTTTCGGTTTTGGTCGTGGTCATTGTTCGTTCTCCGGTTAGGCGTTTTGCAAATACATCGCCCGGTATTTTTCCAACCGTGCGGGAATTGTTTTTGCGCGTTCGACCCAAAAGCCCGAATTGGCGGCGACTTTATTAAGGTTGCCGAGCATCGCAGTAATTGCATCGGCCTTGGCTTGAAGCTCGATGATTGCGTGCGGTGCTTGGCGGCGAATTTCTTCAGCCGTTCCGCCCGTGACCCAATCCATCGTGTAACGGAAAGAATCGAGAGCGTTAAGCAGTTCGGTTTTGGTGGTCTTGCGTTTGGTGTTCTGTGTTCTCATTACCCCGACAAGTTAAGACAAGCGCTTGTCTTTGTAAAGGGAAAAGTTTCACCCTTTTTCATCTTTTTTTCCACCTCCTACCCCCTTGAAAATAGAGGGTTTACGGGGTCACTTCTTCTGACGGGGCCGCGCCCGCGTCGAAATTTCCCCGGAGAATTTGCCAACTTACCACGGCCAGCTTGCAGCAATCGCCGTAGTGATCGTTCGGCAACTTCTTCCACGTTTGTAACGTCCCGCCCGCCGTGCGCTTCGTCATGAGTTGCTGCCCGCTGAGTCCCGCGATGAGCGAGTCGGGTGCATCAATCGGTAAACGGAAAAGCGGAACGCGGCGGCGATTGATTCGCCAATCATAGAACTCCGTCTTGAGTGTTTGGTCGATGTAGGTGTAAAGCCCCAAGCCTTCGGGCTGTTGCAAGCGAGTGTATCGCACCGGGTCTTTGCCGAAGGCTGCGTCACTTCCCTTGCTCGGCCACAGCACGGGGGCCGTGGCATAGCACACGTTGTAAACTCGCTCGGTGAGGTATCCACTATCGACAAGCCCACGCTGAATGAAAACCGCATTGCCCGCCGCGTCGAGGTAACGAAGGCGCGCGGGGTTATCTTCCTGCACGAAGGCAATAAGGTCTTCGGGCGACAAAACCGTGCCGCAATCAATCGGGGTAATTTCTCCCGTGATGCTGATCGCGGAAACAACCCAATGCGTCTGATTTTGTCCGGGGTCAGCGCCGAGGAATAAATAAGCCAAGCGATCCCCGGAACAATGCGGCGGGATCTTTTGCCACTCGCACGAAACGTCCCGGCATTGCCTTACTTTTTCCTCGCGCACGTTTACGTCGATCGGCGCGTAAGGAATCGCCAGCGTTGAGTTGTTGAAGTCCTGCAAATCGGCGGGCGTATCCTTCCCCTGCAAAAACTTTGCCGCCAGTTCGCCAAAGCCGCAGGATCGCCACGGCGCATAAAGCGAGTTGAGGTGATAGCTGCGGCGTCCCGCAGAGGCGGCAGGATTCGTTGCGCGCCATTCCCCTTCGCGGAGCATCTTGGTTTTGTGGCCGTCCGTGATCTTGCCTTGGCAAGCCGCGCACTCGTAGTAAGCCGAAGCGCGCACAGCGTCCTCGTTCCATTTGCCGTCGATCTTGGCTTCCTTGTCCCATTTGACCTGTGAAAACTCAAGCCGTTGCTTGTCGCCGCAATGCGGGCACGGGACGTAGTAATACCGCTGATCGCCCGATTGAAATGCCGTCCAAATTTCGCCGTCTGGCGTGGTCGGCGTTGAAGTCTTGACCCGTAGCGCGTTCGTGTAGCTCTTGGTGCGGTTCTCGGCCAAGGCTACGGCAGAGGATTCCTTTTCCGTGGCCTCGGCAAACTTGTCCGTTTCGTCCATGACCAACAACCCGGCAGGACGCGAAGCCAGATTTGAGGGCGAGTTAGACCCGACGAAGGTCAGCGTGGCGTCTTTGAATTGCTGCTCCAGCGTCTTGTAGCGATGCGTGTTGTGCGGCTTGAGCGCGGCCAATGGGCGGCAGTCATCAACCATCGGCTGCCAACGATTCTCGGAGAATGAGCGCGCCATGCTTTCCGTGGGCATGACCCAAAGGGTAGGGAAAGGATTGTTGCTCATGCGCCATGCTGTTCCGATCATGACAATGGTCGTTTTGCTGGTCTGGGTTCCAAAGCAAAGCGCAAGGTCGGTTACTCGCGGATCGCTGAAACATTCCAACGGCTCGCGGACGTAAGGGGTGAGCAGGGTTGAATACGGCCCCGGCGTCTCGGTCTGACGGCGGGACAGCACGATCTCGTCCTCTGCCCATTGCCAGACGCTGCGCGTGTCGATGGGTGCGAACACATCGCGCAGGCTGCGGTCAAGTTGTGCGGTGAGCGTCATGGCTTAACAAATCGCGCAGTGCGTTGCGCTGGCGTTCCAGTTCGCGCGCAAAGTCGGCGTCAACCACTTCGCCGCCTTGCCCGGCAAAAGGTTCAAAAGCAACGGCATCAGTGTCGGGCGTGTCCGTCATGTCGCTTGAGAGTGGAGCGCCAGGGTCGGTGTCGAGCCGCCCTCTCCGGGATGGAATCCCGGCGTGTCCTTGGTGTCACTTCTGGCGCGTTTTGGGTATGGCCGCGCGAGCGGCAAAATCTTGCTTCGCATTTCAGTGTCAAACGGCATGAGGTAACGATGTTTTCCGGGCATTAACACGGCAGTCGCTCTTGGGTCAATTTGCCGGGCTCCGCTCAAGTTTTGCACGTAGCCCGCTGATCCAATAGTGCGCGGATGCGTCATCTTGCCTTTGATTTTGTAAAACGTGGCGGGTTGTCCGCTTCCGGTATATATCCAGTTGCCAGCTTGATAAATGCCTCCGTGATGACCTTGCGATTGATCCGCGAATGACACTACCAGCCGCAAACGCGGGTTGCTTTTCTTTAGAAATTTTATGGACAGCGCAACAATCCGCGACACCGGGGCGATGTGTCGCGTAAGGGCTACCCGCACCAATTCACAGCACGCGTCTTGGTTTAGTCCGTATGGTTTTCCAAGGTTTGGTGTTGCGCCTCTGGCAAATAAAACTGCGCCAATAAATTTATCATTTTCCCACGCCCCCACTTTGACCAGTTTCCCCGCTGGTAAGCATTTGCTGTAATGCCAATTCAGCACTGCATACTTTGCAGCTTCATGTGTCGCCCAATCAACGCGCAAAATTGACTTCATGCTGTGGCGTCTTTTTTAGGATACGGCTTTTGCAATGGCGCAACGCGCTTTCGCATTTCAGCGCACAAGGGCATGAGGTAAATGTGCTTCCACTCAACCGGGGCCCAATCAACGCGAAGCCCCGTCTTTGCTGCGATGATTTGAGGTGATGCTGTTCCCCATTTTGCGTGTGCGCTTCGCTTGTGTGTAAAGACGCCGTTGACAATAAGCTCACGCTGCGCCTGTGATCTGCCAGCGTATGTCCAGTTGCCAGCTTGATAAATTCCCCCGTGGTGGCCTTGCTTGGGGTCTGCATAACTTACAATGAGGCGAAGACCGTCACTCATGCGCTTCAGAAACTTTATTGCGAGCGCAACAATCCGTGACACCGGGGCCGCGTGCTTACATAGGGCAACGCGCACAAGCTCGGCGGCCTGATCTTGGCGCAGCCCGTAGGCTTGTGCCATGCGGTTGTTTGCGCCCCGTCCAAACAGAACAGCGCCGATAAACTTGCCGTTTTCCCACGCACCAACTTTTACCAATTTGCCAGCTGGTAAGCATTCGCTGTAATGCCAATGCTCACACGCATAGCGCGCAGCGTCATGCGTTGCCCAATCAATCTTGAGGTCACATTTGCTCACGGGCATCAAACTCTTGCGCGCAGTGCGGACACTTTACCATTTTGGGTTCCAACTGATCGAGCTTGCCTTGGTCATTTTCGGTTCCTGGCTGAAAGTCGATAGCCGCGCCGACACCAAGATCAGCAAGCGCGTTGTCATCAAAGCCCACGGCATCAAGCCCAATCCCTTCCGCCGCCAGCCCCTCAAGCTCCGCGCTCAATAGCTCGGCGTCCCACTCGGCTAGTTCGGCCATGCGGTTAATGCTAATCCGCAGCGCCTTGATGTCGGCCTCACTTAAATCGTCGCACAGCACGACTGGAACCTCCTTCATGCCGAGATGCTTCGCCGCCTTCACGCGCAGATGCCCGTCAATCAGCGAGCCGTCAGACTTTGCCAAGACCGGGACGCGAAAGCCGAAGCGTTTGATGGCAGAAGCTACGGCCTCGACGGCGTGATCGTTCTTTCGCGGGTTGCCCGCGTAGGCAATGAGTTTAGTCAGTGGCAGTGTTACGGTTTTCATTTGGTCGGTTGGTTTCTTTAAAAAGCATTCTGATCCAGTTCTCCATGATCCCTTGAGCGTGGATCGGATCGTTCGGGTTAAGTTGCGCCGAGAGGGATGCGGGAGCGGCCACCAGCTTTTGCCGCAGATCGCTAAAGACTTGCCGATATGTCCGCTCGGCGTCCTCGACTTGCATCGTCTTGCCGTCCCGCTCCATAAGGTCACGAAGCTGTCGTTCATAGGCGACTTGCTTGGCGATGTATTGCTGATGCGTTTGCGCCCATCGGCGGGAGGCTTCGATATCCCCGGAGTGGTGCAGGCGCGCGACTTGGGCGGCGGCGTGTTTGCGTAGCTGCCTTTGCTCGTTTAGCGCCTCCCGGCAGTTGTCGGTATCGGTGAAGGTCTTGGTCGGTTCCGCGACGGGTTCGGCTTCGGCGGGTTCGGGAGCTTCTTCGTTCTCGGCGGAACTTTCTGCAGGAGTCGGGCTCGGTGCTGGCCGGGGTTGGCTCGCTATGCGGCTGCGACCATTGCGCTGATACCAAGATTGAGCGGCCTCAATGCTGTCAATGGGCATCCCGCGCTTGATGCACTTATGCGCCCCAGCCCCGGTAATTCCGAGGGCGGCAGCAAGAGCGCGGACAGTCATGTCAACCTCGCCCGTGTCAACTTCGTGTTAACTTTTACAACGGCCAGTTAACACTCAAATTAACACCAAATGACGCCTAAACCCCGTTCCGTCCCCCGTTTTAAAAGATTCCTTACCGGGGGGGTGGGCCAAAACCCCATTTCCTCACGCCCAAATGCCCCTGTAAGGCGCTTTCCCTGCGTCAGCATGGCATCATGCCCTCCCGCTCCTTTTCCCGTCTCTTGCGGGCATCCTCGCGCATCACCTCATCAATCAAGGCGAGTGAGGCAATCCCTTTGAGCGCCTTCAAGACCTTTGACCTTTGCCGCGATCCCCTGCCTTCCGAGTCGCCGCGGTAGATGTGACCCACGCCACCCGTCTTGTAAGCCTCGCTCATTCCTTCCCCTCCGTAGGCCAGACGCTGGTGTGATGGTATCCGTCACAATGCTCGCATCGGTAAATAAAGTATTCGGGCGTCCTTTGCTTTGCGTCTCTCCATGTCTCATAGCGTCTCTTGTTGACGCATCCCCGCCGCAGGCTGTAGTCGCGCGCCCGGTTCATAACGGTTGATCTCCCCTCAAAGCGCATCGCCCATCCTTCCCGCAGCGCAAGGATCTTTGCCGTTAGCGTCTCGCTCACTTCCCTGCCCTCCGATACTCCCGCACATCCCGCCCCAATAACCACCGCAAGCACTCGCCCCCATTGCCTACGTCCTCGACCTCGACGCACAGGTCAGAGCATTTGCCGTTATCTTGGAGCGCGTTCATGACAAGGCGCGGGTCAAGGTTGTTGGCCGTGATCCAATGCATAAGCGTCTGGCTCACCACCGATGCTCCGGTTGCATCTGCGCATCCTTCGGCCTTTCCAGCGTCAACGTCTCAAAGGGTCGCAGCGCCCCCCGGTATCTCCAATGCGGCCTGCCCTCTCCCGCGACCTTCCACTCGTCGCGCATAACCTCGTAGCCGTAAGCCCACCCCCTCACGGCAAAGCCCAACATTGCCTCGCAGACCACCAGAACATACCGCCGCGCGGGGTCATCATTGTCCCTCAGGATCAGCGAGCCGTTGAGGTGATGCGTTGACCGCACCTCGATGTCTTGCCCTACATCCGCCTGCTTGTGAAAAGTGTTGCAGCTTGGCAGATAAGCCCTGTCGAACTTCCTGCCGACAACAAGCTCGGCCAAGATGCCGTTGACGTTGCGCGTAAGAAACTCGGCAAGGTCGCTTTTGTAGGTCGTGCTGGCGTTGCACCCCAATGCGCTGCCCTCCAGATTCCGAAGCTCGGCCAACTTGACTGCTTCCAAGAGCGTAATGAGGCGAAACGGACGAAGGGTTTCGCTCACGCCGCCTCCTTTTCCGAAAGCGCAAGTTTGCGGTTCAACTCTTGCGCTGTTGCCCGCAGCGTCTTAACTCTCGCCGCCGCGTTCGGGGCCATTGTGCTTTCCCAAGGTTTCTCCGGGTCAGGAATCCGATTCCGTCTGTCCGCTCGGATGCCCTCTATTTCGCGCGTAATGGCCTCCAGACGCTGTTTGATTGCCCAAGGAGTCTCGGTCTTCCCGTTTGGCCCGTTGTGCGTCTTGGTGATGACGCCGCCCCGGCGACTTTTCATCTGCAAGGCGCGGGCGCTCATGTTCGCCTGCCATTTCGCAATCGGGTTGCCGCGATAGTCCGTCCATCGTCCATCCGGGGCGATGGGCCTGCTTTCGTTGTCGTGCCAGATTTCCTCGGCAATCTCCCGCTCAATCCCTGCTTGCCTCCCCGTCTCTATAAATTCCTCCAAGGTGGGGGTCTGGAAAACCATATGGTTTCCATTTGGTTTGCATATAGGTGAAGAGGAAGAGGAAGAGGATGTATTAATAAGGTTAGTAGAAGAAGGGGCGGCGTCTTTCGTGGGCCTGCCTCCCTTTCTCCCGATTTCCCAAAGGCGGATAATCTGCGCTTGGTGCTCGGCGTATCCGTGCAGCGACCACGTTCCATCCTCTGCCCCGTCCAGCCACGGCGCGGTGGAGTCGGTCATCGTCTGCCACAGCAAGGACTCGTCGCCCGGATATTCCATTACGGCGGCGAGCTTGGGCGGGTTAAGGACAAGGCCTGTGTATTGCCGCTTGATCTTGGCCTGCCCCCACAAGCGGAGCAGGCCCAAGACCGCCTCGGCCCCGCAAATGCGGTGCAGGCGCTTTGTTTTCCAGTGATCGCAGAAGCTTGGCTCAATCTTCATAGCGAGTATTCGGCGATCCGCTTGCCGCTGGCCGTCTCGACCGTGCGCTCCACGATTGCCCAACCTTCCCGCCGCAACTCATGGACGCGCGCAGCCAGACGGAAGCATCCGAATAGCTCCAGCGCGTCGAGCGGGGTAAGCCGATGACCCTCCTGCAAGAAACGCAGGATGCGGCCCGCTTGTGTCGGGCGCTTGTGCGTCTCGGCAGGCGCAAACGTCAGTTCGGGTTGCCATGTCACGGTTCCCTCCCTCCTGCCCGCAGTTTTTCGGTTGCCTCGATCAGCGCGCGGCTGGTCGATTCCAGTTCCCACGCCAACCGCTCGCAATGCTCCTTGAGCCAATCCATGTGCGAGGCAATGCGTGTGTCATCCTCCGGGGCAAGGCCGTCACAGATGCGGCGTTGAGTTGCGTTCATAACAGTTCAACCTCCTTTGCGGCTGTTTTGAGTGATTCCCTGCTTTTGCAGCGGCCTTCCAACTCGGCCATGAACTCCATGACCAAGCCGTCATTGCCGAGCCGATCCGTCAGCGTGTCGATCCATTGAAGCGCCCAAACCAAATCAAGCATAAGGTTGCTCAATTCAATGCAGGCCGTGACGATGGGATCGTTGTTGCTTTCTTGCGCGGTGGTCATTTCGCTTCCTCCGCTTGCTTGTAAGCCCAACCCGGAAGGTCGAGCGTCTGTTCATCCACGCTGTATGCGGGCCAAAGACCCGCCTCGGTGCATAGCGCGATGGTTTCCAGCGCGTAGTTGAGCGAGTTAAGCCCGACCTGCAACGCCTTGGGCGATAGCGTATAGACCGCCACCGCAAAGGGTGGGGTCTTTTCCACGGCGATGAAGCTAAACCGCTCCACCCCGGCCAACTGGCAATACATCGCCGCTTGCACGTGGTAGCCGTAGCGGAAGACCGCCGCCGCGAAGTTCTGCGTGTCGCCATCCACGGCGGTCTTAACGTCCGCGACGAACCCATTGCCCAAAACGTCGATCCGTCCTTTGAGCTTGAGTCCGGTGCGATGCTCGGAGAACAGGCTTACCTCGCGCTTGCTGCCGTCGAGCAACTTGCGGGCGACCGGATGGGCGGCGACTGCCGCGCTCATCCCGTCAAGCATCGCTGCTTCCTCGCCGTCGAGGAGTGGCTTGTCGCCTTGCGCTTCCTTCCACGCCTTGCCGTCCTTCGTGCGAAGGTCGAGGCCGTCCGGTCGTAGGGCGAATGCCGTAGCCAGCTTGTCCGGTTCCAGCACTGCCAAGTGGCAGAGCGTGCCGATGACCAAGGCGCGAGTTTCCTCGCGCTTGATCTGGCCCGTCTTGTAAGCATAATAGTGCGCCGGGGTTTTTGGCGGCAGTATCCACTTGATGTCGCTCGCGCTGATTGCTTCGTGCGAGCGGTATTGCTCCGTGGGTAGGTCGAAGACTTGTGTAGGCATGGCTTAGAACGGGACGTTATCGTCCTCGACCTCCTGCTTGGGTTTGCTGTTGCCGCCCGTTGCGCCTTGGCCGATGTAGCGCCAGTTGCCAACGATCGGGCCGCGCGTTCCCGCCTCGCGGGATTCTTTGCTTACGCCTTGCACGGCGAATCCGTCATCGCCGTATTGGCCCTTGCCGTCCTTGTTCTCAAAGAGGACAACGGAAAGGATTTTTCCGTTTTTGCCTTCGATGAGGTGCTGCTTTTCTATTTTTTCCGTTTTGATGCTGAGACTAATCATGGTGTTCTGTGTTCGTGTGTTTGTGTTGATTACCAAGGCAGCGCTTCGTCTGCCTCGTTCGTAGCGACCGCCGCTTTTGCCGAGCGTTGGCCGTTAGATTTTTCTGCCGCCTCATCCGTCATGCGCGGGGCGGGCTTGCTTGGTTTTGCGTAGCCGACCCAAGGCTTCGCCGCCGCGTTTCCGTCATCATCCTCCGGGGCGATCCCGCAGGCGGACATGAGGCTGTATCGACGCGCATAGGTCAGCGCGCTTCCGTAACCCTGTGGGTCTTGCTTGCTCGCGGGAACGTGCAACGGGCCGCTGGTCAGCGTCTCGCCGCTGGCGTGGACGAATACCGTTTCGACCGTGACGCCGCTTTCGCAAGGCAAGTTGCGCTGAATAAGCGCAATGCCGTTTTGATTGAGCGCGTCGAGGACGGCTTCCACGCAAGCCGCCAAGTCGGCGTATTTGCTTTTGAAATGACCGTTGTCGCTGGTTTTAAGCGCGGGGCCAAAAGCCGTCTGCGCCTTGACAAATGCAGAAGCAATAGCCTTACCTATTGGCTGCACTGAGTTGGATGCTTGTTCTGTGTTCATTCGTGCTAATCGCGCCGGGGGTTGCCGCCCCCGGCGTCTTTGTTTGTGTTCATGCGGGCGGCGGTGCGTCCGGTGACTCCACCAAGTCGCTGCGCCTGCAAATTCCGAAAAAGTCTTGAGCGGATAGGGTCACAAGCCACGGCCTCGCGCTTGTCTTGTGAAACACGGCAGGGGTCTTACCGATTGCCGCCGCTTTTTCTGCCTGCTCGTAGGCTGCGCGGACGTTTAACTTCTCCACAAATTTAACTTCGGGCCAAAGGGTAGGCATTTCGGGAATCGTCACATCCGCCGCCGCATCCCCCGCAAATGATTGATGCCAGCCCGTGCGCTCAGTCTTTACGAATCCTTGCTCGCGGCATAGATCGCGGAACATTCGTTCGCCCCGCTTGCCCTTGTCTCTCGCCGCGCGGCTCATTTCTTCCGCCTCCCCTTGGCGAGCTTGCTTGCTGCCGCTTTGTAAAAATCGCGCTCTGCTTCGACTTCAGCCATACGCATAAGCAAATCCACAATGCTCTCAGCCATTGCATCAATGACGGCAGGAGCATGAGCGGGGGCGCAAATCACGCTCCCCAAAACGTAATCCTTGCCCCCGCTCATAATTCGTGCGCCTCCTCCTTCATGCCGGGATGTGCTTCGCGGCGGTATTGGCGAGCCAGCGCCAGCGCATCATCAAGCGCCAGCGTGAGTCGGCTGTTCTGCTCGCGTAGAAGCTGGTTCTGCTCCTCGACCACCGCCAGCTTGCGGCGAACGTCCAAGTAGAAATCCTCCATTTCCATCTCCGCGCTCATTAGTTCAGCCCTCCGTGATGCCGAATGGTTTGCGTGAAGATGTCCCGCGCTGGCATTTTGCAATCGAGGAGGTCGCAATAGGCTTGCGCTTCGGGCGACATGAACCACGCCGCAAGTTGCTTGTGGTCATTCGGGCCGTGCGAGGAAGCAATCGTGCGAGGAACGCGATGCCAATAAGTGCCAAGCCGCCCGGTCGGGCCATACTTGGTAATTTCTTGCATGGTTGTAGGCCACGGCAGGCACTTCCCCTGCGGCGTGATAATTCCGTAACGAGCGAACAGCGCGAGGTCGCTGACAGCCTGTTCCAAAACGGCCCACGCGAGCAATTCCCACGGACTACGCTCCGGGCGCTGCTGCGTCCATGACGCGGGGGTAAGCGCGTGTATTTTCATCGCAGTAGGTTCGCTACCCAATCCGCGACCAATACGAGCAAGACGGCGAGCGCGGTTAAAAGCGCCATCGCGCCTATAGCGTTGTCGGGGGGTGTCGGTGTCATTTCGCGAGACGTTTGCGGAGTTGAGCGAGCGCCTTGCGGACGCGATCCGCCAATGACGGCGCGTGACCTTCTGCCGCTCGGCGCATTGCCATGAGCAATGCGGTTTGCGGGATGCACGGGTTATTGCCGTTGCGGTCAATGATTGTCGGGCGAATGCTCATTTGCTTTTCCTCCGCGTGCGGGGTTTGCGTTTGTTTTCCTGCGCGAGCAGGCCAGCTATGCGCCGATCCGCGAGTTCGCGTTCGGTGCTGATTCCGTTCGACTGACCCAACTCGTAACCTCCGAGCCAAGCCAATCCGACAACACTGATTGCCGCCAGCGTGCCGAGGATGATCGTCATGTATTCCATGTTGTTTTTGTTTGTTCTGTGTTCACTGCTCTGCCGCGCCGTTAAGGCGTTGCATGAGCAAAAGACGGACGAAAAGCGAAAGGCTCATCCCCTGCGCGAAAGCGACCTTGCGAGCTTCGCGGATGATGTCCGGGGGGAGGGAAATGCCAGCGGGTTTGCTGTGCTTGTGCTGTGGGATTTTACGGCGCGCCATAGGTAATATGGGCGCATCTTCTAAAGTTTAACAAACTTTGTAAAGGACAAAAATGGGGTATTCCCCCCATACAAATAAAATTGTTAAGAATTGCAAAAGTGTGCTATTTTACCGGGGTAGCTCACTACGCACATGAACACACGAAAGACGGACGGGGAGAAGTCTCAGCCCGCAGGCATTGCCCTGCCCCGCGACTTAATCGAGGTCGGGCGGGAATACGCCAAGCGGCACGGGTATGGTGGCCTTAGCGGCCTTACGCGCCATTTGCTGACCACTTACTTGGCAAAGGCTGCACAGGCTGCGGAGGACGCGAGCCAAGCAACCAAGACCAAGGGCAAGAGAAAGGTAAGCAACGCCCGCCGCAAACTCGGCAAAGCCCGAAAGAATGAGGAATGATTTTTTCATGTGGGGTATTCATATTGAGCGGCGTAGGACATCGGCGGTTCTACCCCCCCCGCAAGCAACAATGAATAAAAAATGAATATCGAGACGGTCAAGGTGGGCGGAATGTCCTGCCGCCTTTGGCAGTCTCCCGGTGACGGACGGTGGCGGTGGCACTCCCGCCGTGGTGGCAAGCGGGTTCTTAATGCGGCGAAGGATTTGACCAAGGCCAAGGCCAAGGCTCGCGAACAACTCGCCCTCCTGCGAGACGGGCGCAGCCAGTTGGGCAGCCTTGACCCCGCCCTGCTCTCCGAGTTCCTTGCGTGGAAAGGCCAGCGCGCCGATAGCCCCCCGACCGCCGAGGCCGCACGCAATTACGTCCGTCACCTCATCGAGCGAAAGGTTCAGACCCGCACCATCGAGGGCGACCTTGCACACTTTACCGCGAAGCACCCCGGCCCGATTGCCGATGTGACCGCCGCGCAAGTCAAGCTGCACCTTGACTCACTGGGGGTCGGGCCTCGTCGCTACAACAACGTCCGGGCAACCCTTGTCTCGTGGTTTGTCTGGGCGCGCAAGCAGTCTTACTTGCCCGACACGATGACCGCACCGCAACGCACTCATGCCTTGCCCGTTCCGAAAAAGCGTCCCGCCATTTATTCCCCCGCCGAGTTCCGCGCCTTGCTTGCCGCCGTTGCCCCGGAATGGCGGCTCCCGCTGGCGATCTGCGGTTTGGCGGGGCTGCGGACTTGCGAGGCGGAAAGGTTGCTGTGGCGCGAAGTGAAGCTCGGTAAGAAGTTGCTTGAGGTTCTACCGGAAAACGCAAAGAACACGGGTCGCCGCAGGCTTGTGCCGATCCATCCCGCCTTGATGACTTGGCTCCGCAAAGCGGACTTCGCCCCGAACGATCACGTTTGCCCGCAGGGGTTGAGGATCGACAACCTCGCCAAGCGCGTAAAGCGCAAGGGGGTTAAATGGGTTAAGAACGGGCTGCGACATTCTTACGGCTCCTATCGCTGCGCGGTCGTGAAGTCCGCCGCGCAAGTCGCTTTGGAGATGGGCAATAGCGAGTCGATCGTGCGGTCAAATTACCTCGATTACGTCGAAAGAACGGCGGCAACAAAGTGGTTTCAATGTGGTTACTTTCCGTCCTCCTAAAAACTTAACCCCCTGATTTACAGGGGGTTAAATAATACCGGCGGAGGGGGTCGAACCCACACTCCCTTGCGGGAAACGGATTTTGAGTCCGTCGCGGACAGAGGAAAGTAGTTAAGGGGTTTTCATATTGAGCGAAAGCAAGGTGGTTACTTTCTGGTTACTATTTGACCCATAAAGCGCCCCGTCTTTGACATACGCCGCGCTTTCAATGGCAGCGATTACGCGGCGGTGGAAAAAGTGGATGGCGGTCAGTTGCACGCACGGTCATTTAGCAGACCCAAGGGCCACCGGGGCAATGCTCAAATTCCGCGAGGCATACAAGCCCGCAACCGTCCTGCATCTCGGCGACTTTACCGATATGGCTGCGCTTCGTGCCGGGGCAAGGCGTGATCCCGATGACCCCGACCGCGCGGAAAGCATGGCCGATGACCTGCTTGCGGGATTGAGCTTCTTGCGAGAGTTGGCACCTTCCGTGATTCACCTCGGAAATCACGAGGACAGGCTTTGCGGCCTCGCGCATAGCGGCAACGCGGTCGTGAGCTACGCGGCGGGACAAGTGCTTGGGAAGATCGAAGACGCTGCTAAGAAAATGAAAGCGAAGGTCGTTCCTTATGCTGGCCTGCGCCCGGAGGCTTGCACGCAGTTGGGCGATACGCTGTTTCTGCATGGCGTCCTTTACAACGTGTCCGCTGCCCGCGATCACGCGGAAGCCCTCGGCATGAATTGCGTGTTCGGGCATACGCATCGCGTGATGCAGGAGGCTGGCCGATGCCAGCGCCCCGTTGTCGGTTACAACATCGGCTGCGGCGTTGATCTGGCTGTCGGGTATGCAAAATCTCGACGCGCCACCTTGGGATGGGCGCACGGCTTCGCCTACGGCGAATACTGCGACAACGCCTGCACGGTCAACCTCGTCACACTTTCTCCCCATTACAGGCTCCCGCTATGAAGTCGCGGCTCTCAACCACAAAGGGTGGCGGCAATTTGCCCCCCTCCCTTGATCCCGATCTCGCCAAGTGGTGCGCGGCCCTTGCCTCGCCTGCCGTGACGGACGTAGTTCCGCCCGGCTGGTTCACCACCAAACAACTTGCCGACAAACTAAACCGGACGCGCCCCACAATGGCCCGACTGCTTGCTGATGCCGTAGCGGCTGGCCGCTGCGAGGTTCAGAAATTTCGCGTTAGCGTGGGCAGTTTTTCGCGTGCGACTCCGCACTACCGACCGCGATGAAAAAGCCCGCCAAAGGCCAACGTCGGCGCAAGAAACCCGCTCCGACCATGCGCTTCAAGCTCGACGGCCAATGGTGGCGCGTCCGGGTGGAGCGTCCACCCGACAAGGAAAAGCTCGACGGCCTGTGCCACTACAAGAAGCGCACCGTGTGGCTGAATCCCGAAGCGGTCAAAGGCGACCTTCTCGGCATCGTGACGCACGAATTAACGCACGCCTGCATCCCGCCGACTGACGAGACGCACGTTCGGGATTTGGAGCGGCTGGTCTGTGCGGTGGTTCGATGGGCGGCGACTCGATGCAATGACGGAAAGATCAGCATCGGGAGGCACAAAGCATCGTGACTTTCTGGCCGCTCGTCATCACCACCGTCTGCTATCTCTGGACGGCTTACGGATTCTGGAGCCAAGGACAGCCAGCCCTCGGAACGTGCTTCTTGTTCTATGCCTGCGCCAATGCGGGGTTCATGGCGATTGCTTTGGGGTGGCGCTAAGGGAGGGGGCAAATCGCCCCCTCCCTTTGTGAACTTCGCTTTACGCAATGCGCGCTTGTGTATAGCAAACGGCGCTTTTCTTTACGCAAACAGCTTCACAAACCAACGCAACGCCGCGAAAAAGTCCGCAGACTTCCTCGCTTCGATGCGCTGGACAAAGCCGATGCCGCCGTAGGGGCTGTAAACCAAGCCCAATTCGGTTGATCGGTGCATTGTTGGAGTCCTCCTTTCATTTTTTGTGCAGTAGTTCAAACCACGCTTGAACTATTGAGCAGAAGCTATGCCAACCGCGCAGCCAGATACTTTTTGAAGCGCGCCAGTTCGACCGGGTTCAAATCGTCTTTGCGCCCCGGCGAAACGGTGCGGTGGTCGGTAACATCGCCCAAGGCAAGGTTGTATTGCTTCATCAGCGGCAGCAGATATTCCGCCATGCTCGCCATCTCGTCCTCGCTAAGTGGCCGCTTGTAGGTCTCGCCTTCAAAGGCAGCGCCGATGCTCCACGAGTTAAGGTCACGCTTGCCGCGCCATTCGCTGCGCCCAGCGTGCCAAGTTCTCTCGTCTGGATCGGCCAAGGTAGAGCGCCTGCCGTCGCGGGCCACGATGCAATGGTAGCTGACCTTGCTCGCCGGGTTCATGCACCATGCCACTGACCCCCCATAGGTGCCGCTCGTGTGGTGCAAGACAATGGCCTGTGGCTTGATGCGCTTGCCCTTCGACACGTTCGGCGTGTTGAGCAGTTTTTCGGGGTAGCTCTTAGGGCTTTTCGCCTTTGTGCTTGGGGCGCTTTTTGACGGCGCGCTCGGCTTCTTTGGCTCGCTTGGCAAGGATGACTTGGATGGCGTGGATAAGTTCCGCGAGATCGACAGTGGGCCAGCGCGAAAGACCGCGAATAAATGATTGAACCATTTGAGCGGGTTCACTTTTTGTGGCCGCTCTCAAGCGGCTTTTCCAAATTCACAAAAAACTGTTTCGTCTCAAAATTGTAGCCGCCGCCCAGCTTCATTCCCGCGCAGCCCGTGAGGCAGAGCGCGGCCAGCGCCAATAGTGCGAGGCGCATGGATTACTTCTGCCGACGAAAGACGTTGATTAGGCCCACCAGCGCCAACCCGGCAGCAATGATGGCGTTGCTTTGCGCGGGATCAACTTGCACACCCACGGCGGTCAGAAGCATCACCAAGCCGCGCCACGTTGAGTTTTCTGCGAGCCGATCGAGGATGTATTTCGTCATGCCCCGAAGCGGGGTGTCAAAGCCTACGCTGCGAGGTCGGTGACGGCCTCCGCGCTAGCCGCCTCGTAGCTGCAAGGAGCCGCATCAAACGTGCGTGGAGTCGGGTCAACGCTCGCCAACATCATGGCCTCCAGCCAACCTTTGAGCGCGGCCATATTCGTGCCGAGCGGCAAGCTCGCTTGAAGCAGGGCCATTTCCAGACGTTGCAGGGAAAGAATTTGCAGGCTGGTTAGGTGCTGGCCGACCCATTGTTCAGGAGTGTAAGTCGCCACAGGCGCAGGCGTTCCCTCCACCCACTGCCGCTCGACGCGATCCGCGAACCAGACCAGATTCGGCTCCCATGCGCCTTCGGGCTTCGGGATTTTAACCAGCGGCACTACGGATTCGCCCTCTGGCACATCGCGCCAGTTGCCTTCGTCATCGGTAAGTAGGCTGACGAGTTGCTGACTCGGCACAAGGCCGACCGTAATCATTGTATTAGGCTCAACCATAAGACATCTCTATTGCCGACACATGGGCAGACCACCGAATTGTGGTAGCCGACAAGCCCGTGCATTCAATTTTTAAAGTGTCGTTCGCATCATCGGCAGAAAGCGCAATCGTTGTAGACGCAGCGTTGTCTGTCCCAATAGTCACTGGAGCAAAAACCTCAGAAGTGGTGCCGCTCACATTTTTGATGGCATATTGACGCTCAAAGGTGGCAACAGTTCCGCCCCCGTTGACGATGCCGAGAATTTTTACATTCATAAACATCGCCTTGCCGCTTGGGCAGCGAAGTCTGTTGCCGCCAGTTCCACCCAAAAGCTCTACTGCCGAATTTGTCGTGGTTGTCCCGCGAAGATTAAACCGAATATGTTGGGCGGCGAATCCACCGTTACCCTCTGCAATCATGTTGGCCAAGTTTGAAACGGCTTCTCGCCCAATAGCCAATGCGCCTTCAGCCGTTGCGCTGGAATCGCGTCCGCAAATAACAGCCGTTTGTTCGCCTGATGCGGTTGAAGAAAAACTTGCAATGACAGTAGTTCTATTAGAAGTCGCATTTCCACTCCAGCTACCAACCACACAAGAACTTGTGCCGCTGGCAACACTGTCGTTGCAACCGCCAATAAAGGAATTTGTGCCGCTGGCTCTGTTATTCACTCCTCCAGCAATAAATGACCTTTCTCCAGAAGCGACTTGGTTGGCATTGCCTCGCACACGCTGAAAGTCTGTGGCATTTACACCTCTAGCATCGCCTCCCGCTGTAGTTGCGTCTGGAACTTGCGCCGAAATGCTGCCTGTCCCTTTCGGCGTCAGCACTAAAGCCGAGTTGGTATCACTGGCCGCATTGCTGATCTGCACCAATGCTTGCACTGCATGGCCTGTGAGCAGGGTTCCCGCCGTGATGTTAGTCGTGAAGAGCGAGGCCGATCCGCCATTCGTGGTGGACAACTGGAAGGTCGCCCCGCTGGCGTTGATGACGAAGTAGTTGGTTGTGGTGTTAAGGCCCGCGCCTCCCGTCAGGGCCGTAAAGCGCACTCGCTGGCCGTTGGCGAAGGTCGAGCCTGTGGCCGTGATAATGTCGGTGCCCGCATCGCCCGTGACGCTGGTGAAGGCGGTCACTGTGTCTTCGATGACGAGGCCACTGGCCTGCAACGTGCTGCCGCCCGTGCCGTCACTCCGCAAAATAGAATTGTCGGTGGAGCCTGTGCCGCCCGACACTCCCGCCGCGACAGTCTGCCAGCTACCATCCCCGCGCAAAAAGTTCGACGCACTCGGCGTCCCGCTGCCCATTCTCGCCACAGCCAGTGTCCCGCTGGAAATGTTGCTGGCGTTGGTCGTGTCCGTGGTGGCCGAGGCGGCGAGGCCGAGGGTCGTGCGCTGTGCCGCTGCGTCGGCGTCATCGAGGAGAGCCTTGCCCGCCGTCGTAATGTCGCCGCCGAGCTTGGATGTCCCTACTGCGCCCGAATCAATCGTCCATGTCGCGCCCGATGCGCTGACGGTGATGTCGCCTTTGTCGCCATCGGTGACGCCCGATCCCGTAGCCGACAACTCCCCCGCCGACAGCGAAAGGCCCGATCCGATTTGGATTTCCTCGATGGAGCCTGTGCTGCTGCTCGTCCTTCCCAAAATTCTTGCGGTGGCTTGGGTGAGGCCAGAGGTGGTGATGGAGCCGCTGGCGGCTGCGCCTGTTACGTCTGCGACAACGTGGGTGTGGGTATCGACGGCAACAAGAATCCAATCTTCAGCGACAGACCTGTAGTTGAAACGA